TGACGGCACTACTGCTGACAAGTACGCTGACGCGCTAGACGTTAGCTCTGCGGCAAGATTGCTTGCCACATCTGACGTGAGCCAGCTTGGTAACTTGGTTGACATTGGTACGACGGATGTTGACGTAACCGTTACCTACAACCAGACAGGTACCGCCGCTACGGCTGGAGCCGCAACTGTTACCGTTCTGTATCTCCAAAACAGAAATCTTTCTTAATTAGCTCGGGGGCCTAGCCCCCTTTTTGGAGGACAAAATGGCTGACACGGTTACCAGTCAGACGATAGAAGACGGCCCCCGCACCGCAATTTTTGCGTTCACTAACGTCAGCGATGGCACAGGCGAGTCCGCCGTGACCAAGATCGACGTATCCACTCTTTCAAAAAATCCTGCCGACGATGCCGCCTGCACCAGTGTTCAGATTGAGTGCATTTGGTATTCAACGATTGGCATGGGCGTTGAGATTTTGTTTGATGCGACGACAGACGTTTTAGCGTGGGAGCTTCCTGCTGATTACTCAGACTCATTGGATTTTTCTGAGTTTGTGGGCATACCCAATAATGCCGGTAGTGGTAAAACCGGCGATATTAACTTTACGACGGTGGGGCACTCTTCAGGTGACTCATACAGCATCGTCATGAAGGTTAAAAAGAGCTACGGCTAATGCGGCTGTACTACAAGAAGGGCGGCAAAACAAAGTCGAAGGTCAATGAAGCTGGAAACTACACTAAGCCCTCTTTACGGAAGCGGCTATTCAACAAAATCAAGTCTGGGGGAAAGGGCGGCAAACCGGGGCAGTGGTCCGCCAGAAAAGCACAAATGCTCGCAAAGCAGTATAAGTCGGCAGGTGGAGGCTACAAGGACTAATGGCGCTCAAGAAACCGCAAAAGTCGCTCAAGAAGTGGACCAAGCAAAAATGGCGCACAAAGTCAGGGAAGCCCAGCACCCAAGGCTCGAAAGCGACGGGCGAAAGGTATTTGCCTGAGAAGGCTATCAAGTCTTTATCTACCAGCGAGTACGCGGCTACCACCCGGAAGAAGCGCGCTGACACCAAAAAAGGGAAGCAACACTCCAGTCAGCCGAAAAAAGTTGCCAAGAAGACGGCGAGGCATAGAAAGTAATGCGACAGTATTACAGCAAAGGCGGTCGAGTCGATAAAAAAGCGATGTCCTGCAACAAGCCAAGGCGGACACCCAATCATCCGAAAAAGTCGCACATCGTTAAGGCATGTGAAGGCGGCAAGGAAAAGGTGATTCGCTTTGGCCAGCAGGGCGTCAAGACCAATCAGACGGTCGGTCAGCGCAAGGCGTTTAAGTCGCGTCACGCTAAAAACATTAAAAGAGGCAAGATGTCTGCGGCATATTGGGCAGATAAGGTGAAGTGGTCTCCCAGCAAGACCAAGTCCAAGTCCAAGAAATGGAAGAAGGGTAGCTGAGATGCCAATTAGCAGAGCGCAGGCCGGCAAGCAAACGAAGAGTGCGCCAAGGTCAAAAAAAACACCCCCTCCCAAGTGCCGTAATGGCTTGGCATTGAGGGGCAGAACTCGGGGGCGGGCTGTATAAATGGCTACCAGCGGAACAACCGGCTTTACTCTTGACTTGTCAGACATTGTTGAGGAGGCTTACGAGCGTGCGGGTCTTGAGTTGCGGAGCGGATATGATTACAAAACTGCTCGCCGCAGTCTTGATCTGCTCATGCTTGAGTGGCAAAACAGGGGCCTTAATCTCTGGACGGTACGAGACACCACGGTGGCTCTTGTTGCAGGGACAGGGGCATACGACCTTAGTGCTGACAAGTTAGATATTATTGAGGGCCTGCTTCGCACGGACGCGGGCGACAGCTCAAAGCAGTCTGATCTGACGATGCAAAGGATTTCTGTAAGTCAGTATGCTCACCAGACCAATAAGTTAACTCAAGGGCGCCCGCTACAGTATTATGTTGAGCGCAAGCCGACTGGAATCACGGTGCACTTTTGGCCGGTTCCTGATGCCACAACCAGCTACACCTTCGCTTACTACTACATGGACCGCATTGAAGACAGCGGAAGACCGGCGTCTAACAATATGGATGTACCGGCTAGGTTTTTGCCGTGCCTTGTCGCCGGTCTAGCTTATCAGATTGCCAGCAAAAGGCCGGAGTCGCTACAACTAGCTCCAAGCCTAAAGCAGGTCTATGAGGAGCAATGGAGCTTGGCGGCAGATGCGGCAAGAGAAAAGGCGTCTTTGTATGTGTCGCCCGGAGGCTATAACAACTTATGAGTAGTTATGTCACCGGGAAGCACGCATTTGGCTTTTGCGATAGAACGGGTTTTCGCTACCCACTCAGAGATCTGGTCCGTCAAATTGAAGACGGGCGCTGGAATGGCTTGCTAGTCGGTCGAGACGTGGTTGATCAAGACCAGCCACAGCTCAAGCTGGGCGATGTCAACGCCAGCGATCCTCAAGCCCTTAGATTTCCCAGACCAGACGATAGCTTGGATGAAAGTCGAGCGCTTTCTGCGTTTGATCCGGTTGGTGGGGGCAATACTGCCTTGGGTAGCCGTACTGTTGGTCTGGACATGGCTGGAGAAGTGGGCCGCGTAACAGTGGAGATATCTTAATGGCGTTCACCTTCACCACGCTGAAGCAGGCAATACAGGACTATACGGAGTCGAGCGAGACCAGTTTTGTCAACAACCTGACTACAATTATTACGCAGGCTGAAGATAGGATTCTGAAGCGGTGCCAGTTGCCTGACTTTAGGCAAAATGTCACGGCCAGCATGACATCCGGCAACCAGTATTTGGCCATGCCGACAGATTTTTTAACGCCATATTCTCTCGCAATAGATAATTCCGGTTATGACTACCTGCTGTTTAAAGATATTAACTTTATCCGTCAGGCATATCCGTCTGCATCTACGTCCGGCGTCCCCAAGTGCTACGGCCTGTTTAGCGACACTTACTTTCTTATTGGGCCGACGCCCAACAGCAACTACGCGGTAGAGCTTCACTACTTCCATAAACCAGAATCCATCACTGCGGCCTCTTCTGGGACTAGCTGGCTTGGGACTAATGCAGAGTCCACCTTGCTGTACGGCTGTATTCTTGAGGCATACACCTACCTCAAGGGCGATGCGGACCTGATGCAGTTGTATGCTCAGCGCTATGAAGAGGCAATAGCCAAGCTGGAAGAGTTAGGAGAGGGGTACAACACTACAGACAGCTACCGTAGCGGCGCAGTCAGGAAGCCTAGAACCTGATGCTGGAGATGAGCGTGGGTGTCGTTGGCGTTCAAACTTCCAGTAACAGAGGGTTTACTCCGGAGGAAGTCGCGGAAAGGTGCCTTGACAGGATCATTAGCGTTTCCGACTCAGCGCCGCAAGTGCTGAAGGATCAGGCGCTGTCCTATCGGCAGAGCATTCGCGCCGTGTTGTTATTTTATATGAAGGAGGCGATCAAGAGTGATCGCACCACCATTTACAACGCTCTGGTTGATGCAGGGCAAAAAGATTTAGCGGAAGCTATTAGGAGACTATAGATGGCGTTTACGGGCAATTTTATGTGCACCTCTTTCAAGCAGGAACTGCTTGAAGCTGTTCACAACTTCAAGCTGTCTGGTGGAAGCACGTTTAAGCTGGCCATGTATGACAATAGCGCCAGCTTTACTGCGGCTACAACGGCCTACACCGCTACCAACGAAGTTAGTGGGACCGGTTACAGCGCAGGCGGCGGCACCTTAACCCGGATAGACCCGACTACCTCCGGAACTACCGCGTTTACTGACTTTGCAGACCTTACGTTTAGCACGGCCACAGTGACCGCTCGCGGAGCCTTGATCTACAACGACACGGCGGCAGGCGATCCCAGCGTGGTGGTTCTTGACTTTGGTTCTGACAAGACATCTACAGCGGGAGACTTCACCATTGTTTTCCCAACTGCGGATTCAAGTAACGCGATTATTCGGATAGCCTGATGGCTGGAGTGATCGTTCCGCTTACCGGTTGGGGCCGGGATGATTGGGGCGATCTCGCGTGGGGCGAGGGGAGCGTCACCAATGCGGGGGCTACGGGTAATGTAGGCTCCGTCAGTATTATTGCCGAGGCCAATGTAAGCGTTACAGGGCTATCGGCTACGGCGGCAGTAGGGACTGTCACTGTAACGGCTGACGCCAACGCAAGTGTCACCGGGCTTGAAGCAACCGGTGCGGTAGATGCAGTAACTGTCACGGCTGACGCAAATGTGGCGGTGACCGGCTTGGCAGGCACCTCTGCGGCGGGGTCGGTAACAGTCACTGCCGATGCTGGCGTATCGGTTACGGGGCTTGAGGCAACCGGTGCGGTAGGATCGGTTACCGTAACTGGGATTGCGAATGTAGCAGTCACTGGACTTGAGGCCACAGGCACTGTTGGCTCGGCCACGGTCAGAACCGTCAACAACGTGGATGTCACGGGTGTTTCTGCTACAGGCGCGGTAGGCTCGGTCACTGTTGTTGCTCCTGCCAATGTATACCCCGTAGGGGTATCTGGCACTGGAGAAGTTGGACCAGTCTTAGTTTGGGGCGTCATTGTTCCGGATCAAACGCCAAATTATGCGAATGTTACGCCGTCTCAAGCGGCGGGATATACAGTGATAACGCCGTCTCAGTCTGCTGGATACGCGGCAATTAGCCCGTCTCAGTCAGCGGGATGGTCAGAAATAGCACCGTCGCAGACGCCAAACTATGAAGATATTGCGGCATAAAGAGGATTAAGTAATGCCTAGCACTTACACTACAAATCTTGGTATTGAGAAGATTGCTACTGGTGAGCAGTCAGGTACATGGGGAACCACCACCAATACCAACTTTGACCTGATTGACACTGCGGTAAATGGCATCGTCTCAGTCACTCTCGCCAGCGCGGGAACCTCCGGATCGCCCAACGACCTGCCCATTACAGACGGCACTGCATCTAATGGTCGGAACAAGTTTATTGAGTTTGCTGATGGCGGGGATTTGGGTGCGACGGCGTATGTTCAGCTTACCCCCAATAACGCCGAGAAGATCGTTCACATCCGCAACAGCCTGTCCGGCAGTCGTTCGATAATTGTTTTTCAGGGAACCTACAACGCTTCTAATGACTTCGAGATCCCCAATGGCGCGGATGTCACCTTGAAGTTTGATGGCGGCGGCACAGGCGCTACTGTTACTGACGTTAATGTTGACTTGACCGTGACAGGTGTTACGGCCACTTCTACAGCCAGCTTTTCCGGCGCGACCATTGACGATCTCGGCACAGTGACTACTGCCGACATCAACGGCGGCACTATTGACGGCACCGTTATTGGCGGGTCTTCCGCCGCCGCAGGTACGTTTACCACAGCCAATGCAACAACGGTTGATGCAACCAATATAGAAGTTACCAACATAAAAGCTAAAGACGGGACAGCCGCAGGATCTATTGCAGACTCTACGGGTGTAGTTACTCTTGCAAGTTCTGTGTTAACCACTGCTGATATAAATGGTGGCACTGCGGATGCTGTTGTAATTGGAGGCTCGACAGCCGCCGCAGGCACGTTTACTACGTTCACCTCCACAGGCATCGACGATAACGCTTCAAGCACTGCAATAACGATTGATAGTTCTGGTGATGTCGGAATTAATACGGCGTCCCCAAACTTACATGGGTGGACTAAAGCGGTAACTCTTGATACTTCATCTAATGCAGGGTATGAGCTAGGCCAGAGTGGAACAAAGTACGGTGCTTTTGCTTTACAGGCTGATGGTCGCGTACAAATTACTAACTTTACTGCTAATCCACTTACGTTTCAGACCAACAACACAGAGCGTATGCGTATAGATAGCTCTGGTAACGTAGGTATTGGTACTAGCAGCCCTTCACTTCTTCTTGGAACTGGTTTGCACATTGACTCTACTGGCTACACTTCAATTGTTTTGCAAAAAGGTGGTGCGGGGCAGGGCCACAACATAGACTTTACTGAC